GTATAATGATCTTATGTGATTAATAATAAAGGATCATTGAGGCTATATTATGAAACTGAAAAATGTAATGTCAGGTACACTGACTGCTATCACACTGGCTTGCGTCTCTTACATGGCGTATGCTGAAGCTTTACAACAAGAAGAGCAATCTGTACAGGCAGATTATACTGCACAGCATCACTGTCTAGCACTGAATCTATATCATGAAGCACGTGGTGACAGTAAGCTTGGTCAAATTGCTGTAGGCTATGTAACACTGAATCGTGTACAAAGTCGTAACTATCCTAATACTGTTTGTGATGTTGTCTATCAGGCACATCTATCATCAAGCGGTAATCCAATTCGAAATAAATGTCAATTCTCTTGGTACTGTGATGGTAAGAATGATACACCTTACGATCTACGTAAATGGAATCAAGTGAAAGACGTGGCTCATCAAGTACTGAGTCAATACGGAGTAGACGAAGACTTCACAGAAGGTGCTATTATGTATCATGCATCTTATGTAAACCCCTACTGGGCAGATTCTTACGAGAAGACTGTTCGTATCGACACTCACATATTTTATAAATAGGAGTATAGAAATGACTACCTACGGAGAAACAACGTGCATTCCTTTAAAAAGTATCTTAGAGAAGAACTAAAACAAATCGAAGAAGGCGTCAACGATCCCGCAATCTTCAAAGCAGTATTCTTAGCCGGTGGACCTGGCTCAGGCAAATCATTCATTGTAGGCAAAACTGGACTTACAGCACTTGGATTTAAAGTTGTAAACTCAGACGATGCATTCGAATCAGCTATGAAGAAAGCTGGTATGGAAATGGATCCGGATAACATCTTCTCCGTCAAAGGTCAAGAGATACGAGGCAAAGCCAAGAAGCTAACAGCGACTAAGCAAGCGATGTACATAAAAGGTCGTTTAGGTCTTGTCATCGATGGTACAGGTAAAGACACAGCAAAGCTAACGAAGCAAGCAAAAGAACTCAAAACGCTAGGTTACGATGTCGCAATGATCTTTGTAAACACTGACTTAGCTACAGCACAGGCACGTAACAAAATGAGAGAGCGAACACTGCCTGCTGATGAAGTAGAAAAGTACTGGACTACAGTTCAAAAGAATATCGGTTCTTTTCAGACTATGTTCGGAAAGCAAAAGTTTACTGTTGTAGATAACTCTGAAGGCAAAGACTATCAAAAAGAAACTACCCGTGCCTATAGAGAGATCACTAAGTTTGTGAGTGCAGAGCCCGATAATGCTATAGCCAAGAAATGGATCAAAGCTGAGAAAGCTAATAAGACTAGATAAATATGGGAATATATTATGAATTTGAAAGAACTAACGTGGGAAAACCACAAAAGCGCAGAACGTAAAAAATTTGCAAGTGTGTTGATGAGTGGTAAGATCACTCCTAAATTATACTATCGATACCTTACTAATCAGTTTTACATGTATAATATCTTAGAGGCAAGATTACGTAATCTCGTACCTGAGTTAGGATCGACTGACGTGTTTCGTGCAGAAGCAATTAGATGCGATATGCAGGAACTAGAAGAAGAACACGGGTTTGTATTCGACCCAAGACAACTATCTACTGTCACATCTGAATACGCAAATCATATTGAAAATCTAATGTTGAACGAAGACGTTGATGGTCTTATCGCACACATGTATGTACGTCACTTTGGTGATATGTATGGTGGTGCAATGATCGCTAAACGTGTTCCTGGTTCAGGCAAAATGTATCAGTTTGAAGACAAAGAAGATTTGAAGGTACATCTGAGAGGCTTACTCAATGACGATATGGCAGATGAGGCCAATAGATGTTTCGAATATGCAATTAGACTATTTGAGGAGTTAGGCGATTATGCAAGTCTGGGATCATCTGATTAGTCTTCAAGATTACTTTATAAGTGAGTTTGAAGATGATGGAGTTGAAGTATTTGAAGAAGGCATGGAGAGATTCAATCAAGAAGGTTGGGTCAATCGTGTTTGGAAAAGCACATCGTATCGTAGAGCCCACGTAGATGTAGTAGATGCACGTAAAGAGAAGAACTTGTGGATGATGCACGTATGCATTTTTCCTCACATTACTTCAGATGCTCCTATCTTCGGCTTCGATGTTATATGTGGACCCAATAAGATGACTGGAGCATTTCATGACTTTAGTCCCACAACAAATCAAACTCACCCAATGATCGATCACTTCGGCAAGACTGTTGAACAACTAGAGTGGAAAAGAGAACGTGAACTGCCTGATTGGGCAAAAGCTATCTTCTCTGGTTCTATGATGGCCGCAGGTAATGTACGAGAAGATACTGAAATAAATCAAGTGAGATACACTGTAGAGAATACGTTACAGTACTATCTTGATAACGTAGGAAACTATTCTGGTAACTCAGATGAGTCATTGGTGATAGAAGCACAGAACAACTATGCACACTATCAGAAACAGAATCCTCACACACCTAGAGTCATGAAATCTATCGGACTCGACCCAGACGATGTTGATGCATTTGTGCAACACTGTCTATTTCCTGAAATAAAAACTTGACAAAAAACTGAGTCTGTGTTATAAATAGACTTGTAATTGTTGATACGAATCAACGCATGGACTGGACTCGGGTGCGAATCCCGACAGCTCCACCAAAAGTACATTGCGCCTTACTGCAATAAGGTGTCTTTGCAGAGACGGAGACCTCACGAGGGTTGAAGACAATGTATTTTTGATGGGGCTGATATAGGAATCGACAGACTTGTAGAGATGAGAGTAGATTACCGTGTTGACCTACGACATTCGGTCAAACTAAACTAAACGCAAACGATAACTTTGCACATGGAGATTACGCTCTAGCGGCATAATCAACCGGGGTTGGCCACTTACCTAGCAACAGAAAAGGTGGCAATTTTAATTTAAATGAAAGGAATACGAATGAAACTAGCACTGGCAACAGTCGCAACGTTGGCAACAACATCAGCATGGGCAGATGGACTACCAACAATTTCTTTTGGCGGAGACTTAGACGCCAACTATGCCACAGATGCAGAACGCATGACAGTAGACATCACACCAGAACTGTCTATCATGCCTCTCACTGGTTTAGAGTTAGAAGCTAACACTAAACTGGCACTGTATGATGAAGCAGTAGTAGTGAGTGATACACTAGATGCACTACCTACAATCAACTTTGAAGCAACTTACTCAATGTCTGGAATGGACTCTGTTGAGTGGTATGCTAAAACATCATACAACTTTGAATCATCAGAGCGTGGAGAAATTCACGTAGGAGCAACCTTTAGCTTCTAATGTAATATGATCTTTGCATAAGATTCATATAATGTAACATGATCTTTACATAAGATTCATAAAAGATTTACAGTATGACTGAAAAATCTCTATACATAATAATAGCGTAGGCAAAATGCCTGCGCTTTTTTGTGAGCGATGGGGTAAAGCCATCAAACAAAGGAGAAAAATATGGAAATGTTGACACTATGGAGCGCAGTAGGGTTCCTCTTTGCCGCTTATGCGGTAATCGCAAATGATTCAGTGCAGACGCTCGGCACTTGGATGGCATCTAACAATGAGCGTTTCAACTACAAGACGTTATGGGCAGCCGCAAGTGCTGTACTACTAGCAACGCTTTGGTATGGTTGGTCAGTAAATGGCGGTGATATTAGTTACGGTCGATTGAATAAGATTCCCTGGCAAGAAGTTCAGTGGTATCATGCCGCAGCCCCAGCCATTCTTGTTGCACTGACTAGACTTGGTGTACCTGTGTCTACTTCATTCTTGGTCTTATCAGTATTTGCTTCAACTTTCGTGTTGGAGAAAATGCTTATGAAATCGATAATGGGTTACGGTGTAGCCGCAGGTTTTGCTTACGCAGTATGGTTTGCTATTACTAAGTATGCGGGTCACTGGTTCGATGAGACACAGCCCGTGACTGAAGATAACAAAAAGTATTGGCGTATTGCTCAATGGTTTGCAACTGGTGGATTGTGGTGGACTTGGTTATCACATGACATGGCAAACATTGCAGTATTCTTGCCACGTGTAGTTCCCGTAGACTTGATGATCATGGTCTCTGTTGTGTTCGTAGCAGGGCTGTTCTTCATGTTTAGAGAACGTGGTGGTAAGATCCAACAGATCGTACTAGAGAAGCATAACACTCGTTATGTCCGAAGCGCAACGCTGATCGATCTGTTCTATTGGCTATGCCTATACTTCTTCAAAGAACTCAATGACATTCCTATGTCTACTACTTGGGTCTTTGTTGGTTTATTAGCAGGACGTGAACTCGCAATGGCTACGTACTTTGGCAAGAAGAAGTCTAAGTCTGTATTCCCATTAGTTGCTAAAGACTTTGGCAAGATGATGGTTGGACTTGGCGCATCTGTTGCTCTAGTATTGCTAGTGCATTATGTGATAAATCCTGTCTAAAAGTTCTTGACAACCGTGCTTACTTCTGTTATACTTTAGTTCTAAATCATCTAAATAAGGAGTAAGCACGTGTCTGTTATATCATCGTATTTCAAAGAAGGAGCTGACTACAAAGTCAGAGCCGATGTAGTTTTAGAAAGTGACTGTTATGTAATGAAAGTTTACGATAATAATGGTCAGTTTGTTACAGAGAAATCATTTCCTGGCAAGTCTCTACACTATGCAGAATCAGCCGCAGAGAACTGGGCTTTAGGATATCAGGTGCTAAATGACTGAGTTTCCTGGTGTAAGGGGAAACACATTTGGTCTTGACATCCGAGACAATATAGTGTATATTAGTGATAATAAGATAACAAATAGTTCTGCCGAGACGCAACTCTTTCTCTATGCGTATCGTATGGGCAGAGATCACAAAAAAATGGAGATAAGGGACACACTAAACATATGAAAGAAATAAGCACTGAAAATATCGTCAAAGAGATACAGTCATTTATTGATAAGGGTGTTCCATATATTGATGCAGTTGTTGAGTATGCAGAGAAGAACGAAGTTGAGATCGAAGTAATCGGTCAGATGATTAGGTCTTCTCCTATCTTGAAAGCAAAGATACAGTACGAAGCAGAGGAGCTAAATATGATGGACAAGACGGACAGGTTGCCAGTATGAGTTTGTATAGTACACGTGATGCATTTGATACCTATGTGTGCTATCTAGCTATGAAACGGCACTTTACATCCACTTACGACTTCTTCAAATATAACGGCAAGGTGAATGCCAAGTCAGATGCATTTGAGAATCGTAAAGACAAATTTTTCTTCTACAAGTTGTCTAAAAAGAGAGACGCTAAAAACTTTCTATTAGCCAACATCATAGTGAACCCGAATGTCTGGGCGGGTGAACTTGTAGATGATAAAGCAGAAACCATTTATACTGAATGGTCGAAGCGAAAACAGGCACTGACGTATCAGTTCAAATCTGATATAAATGAATTGGAAGATGACTTCAACTCTAACTTTTTAGTTGAGAACGGTCAGCATCCAAGAATGTTGAAACTTTATATGATGAACAGAATTAGCCTCGAGACGCTTGTGATATTGTGCGAACTGACTGGCTGTCTATCACATTGGGAAAAGAGTATCAAAGATACCATAGTTTTTCCTGATATAAATAGATTAGTCAAGAAGTATTCGCCCTTTATTGAATATGAAAAAAGCAAAATGAAGCAAATTCTACTTGACAAATACAACGCAATAGTGTAATATATACAAATAAATCGCAATACAGCGCATACTAGGAGAAAACTTATGACTACATCTTTCGCAGCCCTAAAGCAGGCACGTTCAAATTCCTTTGACAAGTTGAATTCTCAACTTCAAAAATTGAACAATGCATCCCCTTCACAAAACGATGACTACTGGAAACTAGAGGTCGATAAAGCAGGCAATGGCTATGCTATTATTCGGTTTCTACCAGCCCCCAACGGTGAAGACCTGCCCTTTGTTCGTGTCTTTGATCACGGCTTTCAAGGACCAGGTGGTTGGTACATCGAAAACTCATTGACAACAATTGGTCAGGATGACCCTGTCTCTGAGCATAACTCTCAACTGTGGAACTCAGGCTCTGATGCCAACAAAGAGATTGCACGTAAGCAGAAGCGTAGGCTTTCTTACCATGCAAACATCTATGTGGTAAAAGACCCAACGAATCCTCAGAATGAGGGCAAAGTTTTCTTGTACAAATTCGGCAAGAAAATCTTTGACAAGTTGAATGCGGCAATGAACCCAGAGTTCGAGGATGAAACACCCATCAATCCTTTTGACTTTTGGGAAGGCGCTAACTTCAAGCTGAAGTGTCGTAATGGCGACGGTGGGTACCGTACATACGAACCTTCATCTTTTGACGAAGTATCGCCACTTCTAACTGATGACGATGCACTAGAAGGTGTATGGAAGTCTGAGAAGTCGCTTCAAGATATCATCGATCCTAAAAACTTCAAGTCTTATTCAGAACTCAAAGCAAAGCTTTACAAAGTTCTGGCACTTGATGGCGGCTCACACGCACCCACGACTAAAGCCGAGGACGATGATGTGGAGATGAATTTCACTCCTAAGTTTGAGGAGCGTTCAGCTCCCGCTCAGGCAGAGGCTTCATCTCCTACTATGGCAGAAGAGTCGTTCAAAGCTCCATCATCCACGGATGACGATGACGACCTTGATTTCTTCAAGGGTCTAGCTAACGACTAGGACTTCTGTGATAGGGGAAAGGGGAGCCTTCGGGCTCCCTTTTTTTATTTACAATGCAGGGTCTAGAGAGGGAGCAGTACCAGTGCTTGTGTAATAGTTGTTCGTAACATTGCTAACACTATTATCT